GACGATTTACTATTTGTAAATAGCCTTTCTTATAATGTAATAATGGGCGCAACTGGCGGTAATGTGCTAGTTGGGACAACAACGGCTGGCTCAAGTAAATTAAGAATTGTAGGTTTGCCAACCTCAGCTGCTGGATTGTCTAGCGGTGACGTTTACAGTTTGGCTGGAGCTTTAATGATTGTATAACTTTAAACAAAAAATAAAATGAAAAAAATACAACCAGTAACCGCTTGGAAAAACGGCGAACAATTAGAGGCTAATTTACTAAACGCCATTATTATTAATGACAACTTGCAATCCTATTGCTTTTTTTATTATTCACTTTGTGCAAGCGGCGAAGGCACAGAGGCAATGCCATTAATATTAGGCGAAGTTATTGCAGAAGGTAAGATAACAATGGACGGCGAAAATTATTTGGCTTGGAACGGAGACAATGATTTTGCCTATACATATATTGCCGAAAAATTAAACCTTACACTTATATGATTGTAAACCTAGCAATTGCCTTGCAAGACATCGAAGGCAACAAAATCACAAACGAGAACGGCGAGTTTATGTTTCTTTCTAAGATGGTCGGAAACGCTTTGTTTTCAGCTGAGGAAAAGGACGACCCGATAAGACTTTACGAGCTGGCTAAGAAAATTTACTATTCCGAGGGAGACATTGAACTAAGCAAATCGGACGCTGATTTAGTAAAGGAAAAGGTCAAGGCCAAAGGCTTTACTGTGCTTGTTTTAGGGCCTCTCTACGAGGCTTTAAAAGAAAAGTAATAGTAATACAAGGGCTAAATTTTAGCCCTTTTTTATTTGCTTTAAAATGCCTTATTTTTGATAAACGAAAAGGGATTAAAAAATGAATTTATTAAAAAGCGATGAGTTGGGCGTGCCATCTACATTCTTAGCAATCTTTGCAAATGTTACGGCAATGGCTGGTCTGCAAATGGTAAACGTGGTTTTTACCTCGGTAATTTCTATTTTATCAATAGTTTATTTGGTTTATAAAATCATAAACGAAATCAAGAAGCTTAAAGATAATGGCAAAGGCTAAAGCATCTACCAGCGCAATAAAAATAACCTTTGGAACAAGGCGAAACGGCAAAGCCAAAAAAGCCTATTCCAAAAGCATTAACAAACCAAAAAAATACAGAGGGCAAGGCAGATGAGAAAGTTTTTTACATGGGCAAAAGGATTTTTATCCGAGCATGGGCAAGCATCAAGCAAAAGACTTGTTGGTGTACTTACTGCGATTGCCTTGTGTTGGACTTTGTATTTTAATCCTAACGACGCTCTAGTTTATTCCGTGGCTGCATTAAGTGCCGCCGCTTTAGGTATAACGGCAGCCGAAAAGATATTTAAAAAAACAGACAATGAAAATAAGTCCTAATTTAAACCTTGCAGAAATTACCAGGAGCGACACGGCCAAGCGTCACGGCATTGACAACACGCCAACCGCGGAGCATTTGGAAAATTTTAAGTTACTAGCGGACAAAGTTTTTGAGCCAATCCGAGAGCATTTTAAAACGCCTATTTTTATTTCGTCGGGGTACAGAAGCAAGGCTCTTAATGATTTTATTAAGGGGAGTTTGTCCAGCCAACATTGTAAGGGACAAGCCATCGACATCGACATGGATGGCAGCAACGGCGAGGTTACAAATAGAATGGTTTTTGATTACATTAAAAATAAGCTAGATTTTGACCAGCTTATTTGGGAGTTTGGAACGGATTTCAATCCTGACTGGGTCCACGTTAGCTATGCAAAAACAGGAAATAGAAAGCAAAAGCTAAAGGCCGTTCGGTCAAATGGCAAAACAACCTATTTAAAAATTTGATGGAAATCAAAAAAATGTCGAGAAACTTACACCAAATAAGCCTCGACAAAACTGAGTCCAAAATTGCTTTATTGTCGGACATTCATTGGGACAATCCCAAATGTGACCGAGACAAATTAAAGCGGCATTTAGACTACTGCAAAGAACAAAAAATGCCAATTTTTATTAACGGGGATTTCTTTTGTTTAATGCAAGGTAAGTACGATCCCAGGCGAAGTAAAAAGGACGTATTGCCCGAACATAACAAGGCAAACTATATTGACGCGGTAATTGAGGACGCGGTAAACTGGTGGTCTCCTTACGCTCATTTGCTTACGGTTATTGGTTACGGAAACCACGAGACTGGAATTATAAAAAACTTAGAAACTGATCCTTTGCAACGCTTTGTCGACTTGCTAAACTACACCAACAAAACCAGCGTTTACGTTGGTGGTTATGGAGGCTGGCTTGTTATCAAAAAACACATGGAGGGCAATACCTATATGTCAAAAAATTTAAAATATTTCCACGGTAGTGGAGGCGGTGGCGTTGTTACAAAGGGAGCAATTAACTTAACTCGGGCGCTAGAAACATACGAAAATATGGACGTCTTTGTTATGGGCCACATTCACGAAAACGCCAGCCGTAACGATGTACGGGATTGCGTATTTTATAACCCTGGTAAACATTGCCATGAGTTGGTACAAAAACAAATTCACCTGGCAATAACTGGAGCCTACAAAGAAGAATACGAGGACGGCTTTGGAGGCTGGCACGTTGAACGTGGCGCCCCAGTAAAACCAACAGGCGGAAGAATCTTAACCTTGGACGGTCTAAGAATAAGAACGCCTAAAGGCGATAATTTTGAAATGCTAGTTGACAGTTGTAAATTTCCGTTATGAAAGCAATACTTGAATACTATTTACCCGAGGAAAATAGCGATTTCCAGGCAGCCATTAACGGCGAAAATTATAAAAGTTGCATTTGGGACTTTGACCAATTGCTACGATCCGAAATGAAGTACAAAGAATTATCTGACGAAACTTACCAGGCTTATAAATGGTGCCGCGAAGAGTTACGAAAAATATTAGAACAGGACAATTTATTTATTGAACAATAATGGAGTTCTCGACCGACAACCAAAAAATTAAAATCGCATCGCTGGCGTTTATTGCTGGTATAATTGTGGCTTATATATTTTTGCCAAAGCCTGAAAGCGAAACTTATTACAAATTTAAAACCGTGACAAAAACGGACACTTTAATAGTCGAGTTAAAGGACACGGTTTACGTCCCTAAAACAAAGATAAAAACGGAGTTTTTAAGGGACACAGTACTAATTAATTTTAAGCCACAAATTAGCCAGTTTAACGCGTCTTTTCCTTTTGAGTATGGAAGTACCAACGTAAGCGGGGAAGTCTTGGGACAGGTGCTAAAAATGACTGCAACAAGCGATTTTAAAATGCCAGTCGTAACCAACACGATTACCAACACCGAAACCAAGACAATTGTCCAAAAACCAAAGGGGATTTATTTAGGCGCAAGCGTCAACTCTTTGTTACAACCAGGCGCAAAAGTTTCCTATTTGGACAACAAATACATTTTTCAATATCAGTTCCAGCCTTTGGAAAAATTACATACAGTAAGTGTAAGTAAAAAGTTATTCTAAAGGTTTATAAAAGTTCCCAATCTGTAAACTTATAGGTTGTTATTCGGTAAAATTCCGAATTGTTTGTCACTATTTTACATAAATTCGTCCCAAAAATCGACAATATTTGTTACCAAATGTATATAGTATTTGTTACCAAATGTCTCCATTTTGTCGACATTTGGCAGCGTTCACGTTACATGAACAGTCAATAAATCTGAACTACTGCATGAATTTTTACTAATTGTGGCAGATTCGCCCTATTTAGGTTTTACAATTTCTTTAAGCTGATCCCAAACGCTTTGCGCATTATCGCCCCAGTACATTTCACATTTGCCGTCCTTAATTGGTGAATTAATAAAATAGGATTGCATATACTCGCTAGGCTTTGCAGTAAAGCGGTAACAACTTTCTTTGTGGGGACAATTTGTCCCTGGGCACATGGTGATATCAGGACTCATTATTGTATGTATTTAGGCGTTTAATTGCACTTTTGTCCGACTTATACGGCATTGCGTATAAAAATAGCCGTTAATGCGTAGTATATCTTACATTATTTACCTTTTTGTAAACTCTAGTTTACTTTAAAGGCAAATCTTTATCAATAATGCCATGAGCAATCCAATACCAACCAGCGTTGGAGTCATTCTTAAAAGTCTTTTTTTCGTCATAAAATTGAGCAAATGATTTGTAATCGTCGCCAAACGTGTATTGGCTACTTTTGTATTTAGATCGTCCTTTTTTTACTAGCAATCCATCGGCAAACAAAACGTAAAATTCGTTTTCTTCGACCGCCTGGTTAAACTCTAAATATTGCATCCACCAATCTACAGGCTTTCGGTTTTCGTCTAGCACCTTGGTTGCTATGCCGTAGCCAAACGGATTTATAATTTGGTCCTCATTCATGCCGCAAGATAAAAGCATAAAAATTAAGACTAAAACAAAAGATTGCGTTTTGTTAAAAGTATTTTTAGAAATTGTTTGGAATCATAGAAATAAGTAATAATTTCGGGTATTCATTTAAACAAAACCCTATGAATTACGAGACAGAAACCCATTACGACAAGCAAGTAAATTTTATTTACGAAGGCTTTGAATACGTTTGGCAAGGCGACTACACGGTTACCAACTGCGGCGAGGACGAAAGCGAATTTGCGCCAGGATATGGCGAGACAGAAATTTTAATTCAGCATACCAATAGCCTGTTTTATTTTAACCCGACAACCGACGAGGTAATTGAGGCAATACCAACGGCAAGCATTATGCTAGAATTAGAAATAGAAATTGAACGAAACCTTTAAACAACAAACACCTATGAGAGAGTTAATCGCAATCCAATCGGAGTTAAAAGCTCCAAAAAATCAGTTTAACGCCTTTGGAAAATACAAGTATCGGTCCGTTGAGGATATACTTGAGGCGGTCAAACCGTTGCTTTTAAAATACGAATGCACCTTAATAATTGAGGACGAGGTTAAAGAAGTTGGCGGAATTGTATTTATTGAGGCAACCGCCAGCATACAAAAGGACATGGAGGGCCGAGCGGTAACGGCGCAGGCTGGCATCGACATTAACCGCAAAGGTATGGACGTGGCCCAGTCGTTTGGATCGTCATCTAGTTACGCTAGAAAGTACGCTTTAAATGGCTTGTTTTTAATCGACGATACAAAGGACCCCGACTCGACAAACGACCACGCGCCAAAGGTTGCAGCAATTGTAAAGCCAAAGCCAACCGAGGAGCAATTTGCATTTATAGTTAAATATCTTAACGGAACGGACGCCCAGCAAAAGCAAGCCAAAGAGGCGATAACTAAATACGAATTTACCCAGGATCAAAAAGAAACCTTAGACGGATTAATTTAAACTAACTTATACAACTATGAATCTTTACGAAATAACAAGAGACGCCCAAGAGTTAGCTTTTCTTTTGGAAACCGAAGAGCTAACGCCCGAGCTGGAGCAAATGCTAGTAATTAACCAGGACCAACTCCAGGCAAAGGCTGGCAACTATGCCAAGGTAATTGCAAACATCCAAAGCGACTCCGATGCAATCGACCAAGAAATAAAAAGGTTAAAGGCAATGAAGGAAAGCAAGGATCGAGCCGTTACAAGGCTAAAGGACGCGCTTAGGGAGGCAATGCTAGTAAGTGCCATCGACAAAATAGAAAGTCCGTTATTTAAGCTCTCATTACGTCGTAGCGAGTCCGTCGAGGTGGACATTGTGGAGGCATTACCTAGCGAGTTTATAAACATTAAAAACGTGGTAACGGCCGACAAAGTAGCAATTAAAGAAGCCATTAAACGCGGCGAAAATATTACTGGTGCTAGAATAATCGAAAACTTTAACCTACAAATAAAATGAGCAATTACCTTTATTTAGGCAAATTCATTAAGCGCCCTGGGGACCTAGCGCCCAAGGGCGTGGCCTCCACATACGACAAAGAAAAAATTTCCTTTAACCTAACTTTTGAAAGATTATGGAACTTGATGCGATAACCGAAAAGATTAAGTCCCTTTACTTGGAAGGATTGACGCGCAAGAAAATTGCCAAGGCGCTTGGACTAGACGACCAAAAAGTTGGTTACCTACTTTATACTAAAATGAGGTTGCACGAGCTTTATCCTCGAAAGTTGATGGACGAAAATATTTTTCAAATCCTGACCGACCATCAAATTAGTAGGATTTTAACTTTGGCAACTTATGGCTATTGCTGCCGAGAAATAGCGGAGGATCAAAACATAGAATTCCGCAAGGTTAAAAAGTTGCTAGACGTTGCCCAGGCTAAAAACATGATTGAGAAAAAAGTATAAATTCTTTTTTATTTCTAAGATTCTTTTAATATTTGTTAAACATTTAAACAAACACCAATGAAAAAAGCAGTTAAAGTAATCGGAAAAATCATTTACACAGTCCTGGCTTTGTCGCCAATCTTTGCGCTGGGTTATATGCTTGGCTTAAAATTATTGTAAACACCAAATCCAAAAAAAAAATGAAACACTTAATTTTAAAAACCTCAAAAATTGTTGAAGGCACAACCGTTGTACCTCAATATTTTAGAATTAATCATTCGCAGTATTATAAAATTGTAAGCGATAAAACTTACGTCGTGGTATCGTTTTACGGTACTACTAAAGAGCAAATGGAAGCCTTGACCATTTATCCTGAAATTCAAGTAAAGTTTGTGGAGCATCTTTACATTTATGTACAGGATCAAAATATTGTTGAAATAACCAAAGAACAATTTACCAAACAATTCGACGCTTGCATGGCTTTTATTGATTCTTTATGATAGGCACCGACTCACAAAACGCGCTAATTAGAGGCTGGCTTTTAAACGGCTATTCCATAACGCAGCTGGAGGCTTTGACCCAGTTTGGATGCTTTAGACTGGCGGCTAGGATTGCATACCTTAGAGACAAGGGTTTAGACATCGTGACCGACATGGTTACGCTAGAAAATGGTAAAAGAGTTGCACGCTATTTCCTTAAACCATGAGAGGCCGCAACCTAACGGAATACGACAAAGAGTTAATCTTTGACGCTTGGCAAGACCGAAAGCAAATTAAGGTAATTGCCCAAGAAATGGGCCGATCATACGCTTGCATTTATTTTCACCTAAAAAGGCGTTGCCTCGTTGGATAAATCAAAAAGGTTTATATTTGTGTATCGAATTATTCCTGAGGTGAGAGGCAAGAATAATTCCCTAGGTTAATACCTAACCGCCCGACAGACTCTCACCTGTTGGGCTTTTTTATTGACTATGAAAAAAGAGGCTTATTACTTTTCGCACGATTCAAACGCTAGGGACGATCCAAAGATTTTGCAATTACGCATGGAAATGGGTTGGGAGGGTTACGGTCTTTTTTGGGCCATAATTGAAATGCTACGGAACGAAAGCGACTTTCGGATGCGAACGCATTACAAAGGCATTGCATTCGCATTGCAAACGCATGAGGATTGCATAAAAAGGTTAATTAACGACTTTGATTTATTTGAGACCGACCAGCAATATTTTTGGTCTGAAAGCCTAATAAAACGCATGGAATTAAAAGAAGAGCGTTCCGAAAAGGCTAGAGAATCGGCCAAGAAACGCTGGAATAGGGATATTGATGCGAACGCAATGCGAACGCATAGCGATAGCAATGCGAATGCAATGCAATTAAAAGAAAGTAAAGGAAAAGAAATAAAAGAAATTAAAGAAAAAGAAAGTAAAGTAAATGAGGATTCACATAATTCGATTTTTCGTCAATTATGGAATAATAAGATTTGGCTTGAAGGATTAGCTATAACTTGGAAGGCAGATTTTAAAGAAGTCCAAGACCATTTAAATACCTTTCGCCAAGAATGTATTTTAAAAGCTGATTTTAAAGAAAATGAAAAGCTTGCAAAAGAGCATTTTTTTAATTGGGTTAAAAGAGGCAACCCAGTTCCAAAAAAAGAAAGCAAAGGGAAAAACATATTTGACGAACTTTACAAGGATTTGCAAAAACAAAAACAACTAAAAAATGAATGAGACAATTTTAACGCACCTCCGAAAAATGGAGTTTGTTTGCGGACTTAAGCAATTTAAGGAATACAAAAAAGAAGAGGCAACAGAATTGCTGGATTGCCTTAGCAAGTTATTTAGCTCTTATGGCTGGATTACCGAGGACCGAGTTAATTACATTTTACACGCTGGAATGAGGGGCCAGTACGGCGATTTTTACCACGTTAACGAGAAGACGGTGAGCGTTTGGATAAACCAATACTATGCGCACCACCAAAGCCAAATCGTCCAAGAAATACAGGCTTTAAACAACCAAGAAAAACAATATAGCGACGAAGAAATTGAGCATTGGAAAGAAATTGGACGCCAAACCTTTAGAGACAATTACCAAAACGCCAAAGAAACGGGACATTGTAAGCACATAGCCGACTGGGGCATATACTGGTTTAACAGATTACAAGAAAAAGGGATTTTAAAACCTTGGGAGTTTAATGTTGAAGAAATAGAAAGCGACGTTAGAAGGGAATTGCGGTTGACAAGCAGGTACGTTGAGGAGTCAACAGTTGGAGCCAAGACAAAGAATAAGATTTGGAAATTATTTATTTTACAGGCAATTAAGGACAATAAAAATTTAGATCAATTAATATGAGAATATTAATTGCTTGCGAAGAAAGCCAAGCGGTAACAATTGAATTTAGAAAACTTGGATTTGAGGCTTATTCCTGTGACATTTTGGAGCAATCAGGAGCACATCCTGAATGGCATATAAAAGGCGATATTTTAAATGTTTTAAATAAAGGCTGGGATTGTATGGTTGCTTTTCCGCCTTGCACCGATTTAGCAATGTCAGGAGCAAAACACTTTGAACAAAAAAGAAAGGACGGACGCCAGCAAAAAAGCATTGAGTTTTTTATGCAGTTAGTTAATGCTCCAATTCCTTTTATAGCAATTGAAAATCCGATTGGAGTAATGTCAAGTTTTTACAGAAAGCCTGACCAAATAATTAATCCATTTGATTTTGGAGACCCCGCAAGAAAACCAACTTGTTTATGGCTAAAAAATTTACCTAAATTAAAATCTACTAATTTTGGAGACGCTCCTTTATTTGGTGAAATTTTAGACAAAGGAGAATTTCACATTACAAAAGGAGGCAAAAGGTTACCTAAATGGTATAATTTACCCCCTTCAAAAAATAGGGCAAAAATAAGATCAAAAACATTTGCTGGAATAGCTTTGGCAATGGCTACACAGTGGGCAAAATATTTAAATAACTTAAACAAATAAAACTATGAGCAAGATTTACGGCGGAAACGCAAAAATTATTACCACAAAATATGGCGATATGTGGACAATTAGCCAGTCAAGAAAAGACTTGGAAACCTTATTAAAATTTATGAACGACAACGATACCGAATGGGTAAACTCATCGGTAAAGGAAAAGCAAGAAAAGGTCGAAGGCAAGGCAACGCATTATTTGGAAGTTTACCAAAGGGAGGCCGTACAGATGGCAAATAAAAACGAGGGCAATTTTAAGCCGACAGAGAAACGCATTGTTGAAAACGATAACTTACCTTTTTAAATGAAAAAAAATGATTTGTACGCAATCTTTGCGGCGCTGGTGGGCATTGCCTTACTGGCGTTGCTAAAGGTTTCTAGCTTGTTGCTTTTTATGGTTGCATTGGCTTTGTGGACTTTAGCCTGGTCATGGGTTTACAAAAAATGTAAATGATCCAGTTTAAAATTAACGAAAAACCTTTGAGCGTAAATTTAGCCTGGCAAGGTAAGCGCTATAAAACGCCAGCTTACAAAAATTACGAGAAGGCAATTCTTTTGCGTATGCCACCGTCCAAGGTAGATTCAGCGCAAATGCTTAGAGTTGAGTTTTTCTTTGGCTTTAGCAATCAGGCAAGTGATTTAGACAACCCAGTTAAATTGCTTATGGATATTGCGCAAAAGAAATACGGGTTTAACGATAAAAACGTTTTTGAGTTAAACGTTCGTAAATGCCTAGTTGACAAAGGCGACGAATTTATACAGATGGGTATTTATAATTTATTGCCGTTTTAAACAAAAATCACCTTTATAACTTGTATTATTATCGGAATCCTATATTTGCCTAAAGATTAAAACGATGAGCATATACGAGGGATTATTTATACGAAAAGCACGCAAAGCCGCTGGTTATACGCAAGAGCAGTTGTCCGAGAAAATCGGACTGTCCTTAGCTCCAATTAACCAGGTCGAGAACGGTTGGGAAAGCATAAGCCTAAACAGATTAAGGCAGATTTGCGAAGAGATTGGTTTAGAGGTTATAATTAGACGGAAAGATGCCGAGAATCCAGCCAACTAAAACCGATTATTCCTTAGAGATTAGATACCGATTAAGGGACGGCCATTGGTCGCCTTGGTCGAATAAAGGGAAAGGTAAGTTTGAGACAATGGAGGTTGTACAACGACAAATTAGAACGCTGGCGGCTTCTTATCAACTTAGAGAGAAAGAGGTACGCTTTGAATGGAATGGAGTACTTTGCGACTTTGCTGGCAATAAGACTGGCGAAGTCATTACACTTAAATAGTTAGTTTTGGGTTAGTGTTAACTGGAAAGCCTTGCTCAATCGGGCAAGGTTTTTTTACTTAAATTTGTAATTATGGAAAAGCATTTACATTGGAACGAAAAAGACAAACAAAAGGCGTTTGACCTTATAATTGAGCAAATTTGCCAAGGTAAAAGCCTAAAATCTATAATTGACTTAGACAAAAACAACCTACCAGCATACAAGACTTTTTTGGATTGGGTCGTAAAAAATGAGGAAATGAGTAACAAATACGCGAAGGCAATGAATGTTAGAGCGGAGTTAAAGTTTGAAAGCATCGAGCAAGACTATTCAGAGCCTCCACAAAGAGACGCGGAAACTGGGAAGATAGACCCAGGATGGGTAAGCTTGCAAAGATTAAAGATAGACGCAAAGAAATGGGAGTTGTCTAAGCTAATGCCTAAGAAGTACGGAGACAAGCAAGAAACAACCCATATTTTGGAAACGCCAATATTTACAGGAATCGACCTAAATGTTCCAAAAGACAACGGCGCAAGCTAAAATCTCAAAGCTGAGAAAAAGAGTAAGGATTGTACAAGGTGGCACATCATCGTCCAAAACCTTTTCGATTTTGCCTTTGCTAATTACTCATGCAATGCAGACTCCATATACCGAAATTTCCGTTGTGGCTGAATCAATCCCACACTTAAAGCGTGGAGCGGTTAAAGACTTTTTAAACATTATGGTCATGACTGGCAATTATCAAGACGCTCAATTCAATAAGTCCGACCTAAAATACAAGTTTTTAAATGGCTCGTTTATTGAGTTTTTTTCGGCAGACCAACCCGACAAACTTAGAGGAGCAAGAAGGCACGTTTTATTCGTAAACGAGTGCAATAATATCGACTTTGAATCTTACAATCAATTATCAATCCGTACAAGGGATTTTATTTATTTAGATTATAATCCAACCCAAGAATTTTGGGTGCATACGGATCTTATAAAAGACGAAGACTCGGACTTTGTAATATTGACATACAAAGACAACGAAGCCTTAGACGCTGCAATTGTAAAGGAAATAGAGAAGGCAAAAGAAAAAGCTAAAACATCTAAGTACTGGGAGAATTGGTGGAGGGTTTACGGCCTTGGTCAGGTTGGAAGTTTAGACGGTGTTATTTTCTCTAATTGGTCATCAATCGACCAAGTGCCAGCAAATGCCAAGATAATTGGTTACGGCATGGACTTTGGATTTACAAACGACCCAACGACATTGGTTGGAGTCTATCAATACGACGATTGTTTAATTGTTGAGGAGAAAATTTACCGCCAAGGGATGTTAAACTCGGACATAATTAAAGAAATGAGCCGATTAGGAATAAATAAATCGGACAAAATCTATGCAGACTCGGCCGAACCGAAAAGTATTGAGGAAATTTACCGCTCAGGATTTAACATTAAACCAGTTCTAAAGGGAGCCGACTCGATTAAGTTTGGCATTCAGATACTGCAAGAGCATAAGCTATTAGTGACCAAAGAAAGCACAAACCTAATAAAGGAATTGCGCTCTTATACCTGGGATAAAGACAAGACTGGTAAAAGCCTAAACAGTCCTATTGGCGATTATAACCACGCTATTGACGCGTTGAGATATTTGGCAATGATGGAGTTAAAAAAGAAACAAGATTTTAAATTCTCAATATGACAAAAGAAACAATTGCCGCGCTTATCCTAATGTTTATCACTTACCTATTAATCGTATTTGTGACCTTGGATTTTAATCCGCTTACCTGGCATTGGATTGCTAGAGTTGTAATGGTTGTAATTTGGTTTTATGGACTTGCATTTTTAGAAAAAAATAAATAGGTATATTTGTTAAAACGAATATGCTATGCTCTTAAAGGCCCTACAGAATTACATTGCGCCAAAAGTCACGCCGACAAATACTTATCCCGACGTCAATTTACTCAATCAAATACTTTATGGCCAATTTACGGCCTCCACGCTTGTTGTTTGGTATGACTCGAACCAGCAAACTTTTATCGACAAGGGATACAAAGGTAACGCCCTGGTTTATTCAATCATTAGAAAGATAGCCGAGAAAGGCAAGCAATGCCCGACATACGTTTACAAAGAGAGCGAGGCTACAAAGAAATACAGAGGCGGAAAGTACAACTCAAAGGAATTAAACAGATTGCAAAGCATAGCATTTCGCAAAAAGGAGCTTGAGGATGTTACATATTTAGACCCAGTAAACCAGCTAATCAAAAACCCTAATCCAATGCAAACTTGGAGCGAATTTCTTGATTCGATGCTAACCTGGTACAATACCAGCGGCGAGATATTTGTTTACGGATTTGCTCCAAGCGAGGGCCTTAATAAGGGCAAAATTAAAGAGATGTACGTTTTGCCGTCTAACTATGTGGAAATAGTTGCTGGTAGTCTGTTCGAGCCAGTACGCGGCTACAAATTGATAATTGGAGACCAAAATATTGAGATACCAGCTGACCAGGTACTACACATTAAAACAACCAATCTAACTTGGGATTTAAACGGCGCACAATTACGCGGAATGCCTCCGCTCTTGGCTGGCTTAACAACCTTGCAAGCTAACAACGAGGCGACCTTTGCCAAGCAAAAGACTTTCCAAAACGGAGGAGCCAAAGGCATTATTTCCCCAAACATCACAAACCCAGAGTTTTGGCCATCGCCTGACCAAAGGGCCAAGATGGACGAACGGATTGATGAGAGGATAAACGGCAATAAAAACATTAATAAAATTGTCGCATCCTCGATTCCTTTGCGTTACGATTCAATTGGATTGTCGCCTATTGCAATGGACATTATTAACTCTCAAAACAATGACTTACAAACTCTTTGCGGTCTTTGGGGTGTTAATCCAGTTTTGTTTACATCAAACGCAACCTATGCCAATTTAGAAGGCGCTCAAAAGGCTTTGGTTACCGACGTAATTATGCCGCAGCTTCAAATGATTGAGGAGAAATTTACTCAATGGCTTGGCAAGTCTTACGGAAATGCTTACGTTATTGACTTTGATATTTCTAGCTTTAGCGAGTTGCAACCTGATGTCCAAGTTATTCTCGACACATACGGCAAATCTCCATACTTTACAGGCAACGAGGTTAGAAGCTTGTTGAACTGGCACGCTAGCGAAGACCCAGCAATGGACGTGCATTGGATACCTAGCAACGTACTCCCAAGCGAGGAGGCTTTAGGTAATGCGACAACTGATTTTAGCGATTTTCCAGCCTAAAAAATGAAGCTTATAAATTATTCCAAGGTAAGACGGTCGGCGGCAACTGACCTAAAGAAATACGAGCGCCTTGGGATTAAGCTATTTACCGCGGCTTTAAAGCTACAGGCAAAGCCAAATCCGTCGCCTTTGCCAATGCAAGAGGCTTACATTAAGTTTTATCAAACGGTCTTTGTTGAGTCGGCAAAACAAGAGTTTAACAGGATAAGACAAGACAACCGCGAAAAGGCTTACGTTCCTGACGATTTCTTTTTAAATACCTGGAAAGAATGGATTAAGGATTGGGTAACTGCCAATCTTGGGAATCTAATAACTGGCGTAAATGAAAACACTTTAGCGCAAATACAACAAATACTTGGCGAAGGAATTGAGCAAGGCTTAAACCCTTTCCAGCTCGAAAAACTTTTACTTGAGCAAATACCAAACATTTCTAGAGCTAGGGCAATTGCTAGGACTGAATCGACACGAGCTTACAATGAAGGCAAGAAGCGTTCGGCACAAGATTGGGCAAGCCAAACAGGGACAACACTTTGGAAATTGTGGATACATGGAGGCTCAAGAGAGCCCAGGTTCCAGCATATCCAGGCACAAGACAAGCCGATAAGGGCAGACCAACCTTTTGTATTTACGACTAAAGGAGTGGAAGTATTTATGGACAAGCCTGGCGACCAAAAGGGGGGGGCGGCTCAAACAATTAATTGCAGTTGTGTTGTGGTGTATATTTCCGAGGCTTACGCGCGTCGTAATTTCCCTGACACGTTTAATGGGTCGGCTCCAGTTGTTAGGCCAATAACCCCATTACCAACAACCACAAATCTAAATCCTCCAAGCGTTACAAATACTCAATTGAAAGATGAGTTTATTTACACAACACAAGATAAGGCTACGGTAAAAAAAGTTAATGACATTCTGTCTTTTACCGATGGAGTTACTGATTTAATGAATAAAAATAATTCTAATCTTTCTATAAGAACTCCAGCTCAAAGTTCAAGAAATGGACACTTTAAATTTGTAAAGGAATTAGGATACACTAATATTAATGATGCATTTTTATTAAGTTCTAAAATTGGAGGCGGAATGGAAAGCAACACACTTGGGAACTGTTCAAGAATAGGAGCATACATGAATGTTAAAATAAAAAAAGGAGATGTAATTGATTTTAAAGCAACAAAATTATCTTTTAATGAAAATGAATTTGAAGATTTATTAAAGTTAGGTTACGCTAAAGGTTCAACAAAAAACGGCCTGACTAATGTTTACAATTTAAAGACAAGAGATGTAATTGGATTTGTTAATCAAGATGGAGAGTTTAAATTTTGGACTGTGGGAATGGCAATGAAAGTACAGACTGGAAAAGAAAACCTAGCATCAACTATAACTCATGAAGCAGCTCACATG